TTGGTCTAGACCGGTTGATGTTTTGGTATAGGTATTTTGAACCAATTAAATCGTTTGACTCTATGGCGAATCATCTTTATTGATTGGCTTAACGAAACACCATAAATGAAGGATGGCAGAAAATGTTCTTAGCTTTTGTTCTACTCTTAAACGTCAACGGTCAAATAGAAATTTTAGACTCTAACCTTAGTGGTTCTGATTGCGTCGAGCGTATGATTGAGTTGCAAAACCCAAACCTATCTTGCGAGTTTCAACAATAACAACACAACACAAGGAAAAGATAACATGACACTTTTGACATGCATGGCAATAGGCGCAATTATTACCCTAGCTATAACTCTTTTTTGCTGGGCTTTAGCCGTTCACTTTTAATTAACACAACAACACAAGGAGTCGGAATAATGGAATCATCAAATAAAGAATTCGTAAAAGAGTGCATAGAAATGGGCCTAACTCTAGATGAATTTCAAAAGTTATTGCATCAATACGGATGGGGTATGCAATGGATATATGATTGCGAATCTCAGTGGAAAAAACAACTAACACAACACAAGGAGTCTAAATAATGACAAGCGTAATCTACAGAAAGAAAAGCGTTTTAGGCCCGTCTAGGTATTGGGATAGGCGCAAAAAAACGTGGACTAAATGGTTATGTAAAAGTTGCCATTACAATACACATAAGGGCGCGTTGCGTGTCTTAAATAGTCGCGCGTTTTACGAAAACATCTGTTTCAACTTAAATATAGAATACGGAGTAACAAACTTATGACATACACAATAGCAACCCGCCCAATTGGTTCAACTCTCCAATTCGTCCCAGTATCTCAATTTATGCTTATGTCACTAGCCGATGCTCAAATTGTTGCGCGGGAATTTAGAGCCGCCGGACATGACGCCGTGGCATTTAATACTAAAGGAGTCTGAATTATGTTACTATCTAAACAACTATCAACAATAATGCAGCGCGATACTATCAAAGCGTTGAAAGACAATTTCAATTCGCCGTTTTGGGTTGAGGTAAGACGGCAAGCTAATATCAAGATTGACAACGCGACTCGTCCCAATGGGACTCTTGATTGGTCAAAATTGCCTAGTCTGTTATCAACGAATCCCAAAGTAGAAAAGGGAATTGATTTTGATTATCTAACAAATATCTTTCACGGCGCGCCTAGTTTTGCATCATTATACAATTCTTGTGCTAGTGCATCATTAGGGTGCGGTTTAAATTGTCTTAATGAATCTGGACACGGTCAAAAACATATGATGAATAATGATGTACATAGTGTACACGTTGCGCGCGTTGTTCGCACAATGATTTGGTTTAGGTTTAGAGACCAATTCAAAGCTAAAATGCAACGCGAGATTCGCGCTCTTGTTCGTAAAGCTAAACGGATGAATCTTGTTCCTGTTGTGCGTCCCAATGGTACAACAGATTTTAACTTTGAGTCCCTATGGCCGGAATTGTTTACTGATAATACAGACGTGACATTCTATGATTATTCGAAAAACCCTAATAGGGACGTGTCACACATTCCCAATTATTCTTTATCGTTTAGTGTATCGGAAACCAATCTTGACACGGCAAAAGATGAATTATCGCGCGGACTCAACGTTGTTATGGTTTTACGTCTAAAACGTAATGATACAAAACCCGATTATGTTCTGGGGTATCCGACTATCAATGGCGATATTCACGATTTGCGATTCCTAGATGACAACACAAAACCGCACGTTGTTTGCCTATTTGCCAAAGGTCATGCCTATAATGATAAAACAGGTTTTGTCTATGATCTGGACACGGTCAATGCTACCTATAACAACGTCAATCAATTGGAGTCGGTGTAATGACTATCAAACCAACTTTTAAACAGATACTAGCAGAACGTCAGGAATATCTAGACGCGCTTAAAAAACATGGCGATATGTACGCTTTGGGATTCCTTGAGTCCAGTTTTCTCTATCATATGGGTGACAATGGACTAGAGCCATTGAATCCGTCTCAACTAAGTACTCTATCAAAATGGAAAGAGGAGTCAGCACAATGAATGAATACATAGCAATATTATGCGATGAATTAGGCGATGATTTTAGGGTTATAGTTCAAGTTCCCGACCTAGTGGAAAATGTGACAGAATATATCCGCGAGGAATATCCCGAGTCATCAATTGTTTACATTGCACCCAAAGGATTCTGATCATGAAACGCTATAGAGTAACACTTAAACGGGTAGGCTTGACTCTAGTATGGCTTGCTAATGTCGCAACGGTATTAGTAGGCACCTATATAATCGTGCATCATACAGGGGTAAAATAATGCTATCTTATCACAAGAATAATTATGCCCAGTTAGTCGCAAAAACACCGGCACAATGCGGCGAGTCGGATTCCTATAGATTGCGCGGATTCCGTCCTAGATATGTAAACGGCCACAACGAGTCCATTGATATACTGGAAAGAGACTCGGCAATGTATCAAGATTATTTAAACGCATTTAATGCAAATGACCTAGATGGTGATTTTATTGAATACACTTGATACAAGCCCCATAGAACAACGACTCAGGTCTCTGCCATATGGTAGGGGCCTTTTTTCTTTTGTGTGCTTGTATGGCGCTAATATCGAGCGATAGAGTATGGGGTATTATGACACCACATCAAACACTTGGCTATATATTGGTCTGTTATTCTTACTAGTTAAAAGAACAAGCGTTCAATTAAATGATTCCCTATGGCATTGCCGATTCGCCCGTCGAGCGCAAGAAATTACTTTTGTCAATGATTCTTTTGTGTTTCGTATCAATTACTTGTGTCAATAGCTTAAAGTGTTGCAATTATGTCACACCAGGGGTGATTCGTTATTCCTACTGGGGTATGTCAATATATACTTTAGTATGGGACCCTATACTTTATGATGTATAATTTTGAGCGGCGTGGTTATCCACCCATATCTATAAAGTAAGAAAATTACTTTGACCCTACAACCATGAAGTGCAAGTGTGATAAATATGTCACACAACATAAAAATAAATAAAAAAAGATTCGTGTGTTATCAACGACATACAAAAAAGTTATTTAGGTAGGGTTGCGTAAGCCTAAAAAATGTTGCTATATAGTAGTAGACAACCTACTAAAGTATAGCAGATGTAACAACAACAGTAAAGCTCTATATAGTATTATACTATTATGGTTATTACTATTATAGTTTATAGACAACAGCTATACATTAGTAGTTACATGAATACTAGGTATCAACTATATTCTTGTTTTAAAGTCTTCTCCCTTAGTCAACCATGATGAACACTGCCAAGTTAGAATTACAGGATGGGATCATGCCGATGATTGAGGGAGTTATACTTGTTGTCGTTATTATATTATTTGTGATGTATTAGTCATCATGTACGGAACTGAAGGATGTTCAGAGTTCATGGCAGAGAAACTACCATATAGTGCTATTATAGGTAAGCATGTCCGTAAGGGCATCAGTAGTGGTGTGTCAGTTAAAGATATTATGGCATCCATACAGAAGTATTCTCATGCACCTAGTTCCACATCTACTTTTTATAAGTTGTATGGTGGGGACATAGCGGAGGTGAAGTTTGATACTACATCAGCTATTGGTAATGTTGTCGTTGAGCAAGCGTTAGCTGGGGATTTTAAAGCTGCTGAGTTGTACCTGAGAAGTAAGGGGGGTTGGTCTCCTACTAACACTGTTGAGGAACGGGAAGTTGGTAGTGAAGAAGAGGAAGACCGCTCCGCTGTAGAAGAGATTATGACCCGACTAGGAAAGAACAACTCTGATGACAATGCGGAAGATAGTAGCTTGGTGGAGCGCAGGAGCGACTAGTGCGGTCTCTGTAAAATTAGCTATAGATGAGTTTGGTGTTGATAACGTAACTCCCATATACTTTGCCATAGATACAGCACATAAAGATAACTCTAGGTTTAAGAGTGAGTGTGAGGATTGGTATGGTTGTGAGATACAAGTACGAAGGTCTCCTAAGTACAAAGACCACTTTGAGGTTGTAGAAAAGACTAAATACTTAAATGGTCCAGCAGGGGCTAGATGTACTACCGAATTGAAGAAAAAGGTAAGGCAGAGTGTAGAGAAAGAATTTGAGTTTGACGGTCAAATATTTGGGTTTGAGTATAACCCCAAAGAAATAAATAGGGCTATAAGATTTAAAGAGCAGAATCCGAGTGCTAAACCTATCTTCCCTCTCATAGAAAACAAGATTACTAAGCCAGAATGCTTACATTTACTCCAACAGGTTAACATAGACATCCCTGCCATGTACACTCTAGGGTACAGTAATAACAACTGCATAGGTTGCGTAAAGGGCGGAATTGGTTATTGGAACAAGATAAGGGTTGACTTTCCAGAGGTATTTGAAAAAATGTCTTTGTTAGAGAGAAAACTAGATCGTACCTGTCAGAAAAATAGAGAGTTCCTAGATGAGATAGACCCAAGCAGAGGTCACGAACAGAAGATTATTATGCCTGATTGTGGTAACTTTTGTGACATAGAATTTCAGCACATTAATCATCCCCAACTAGACCTGTTGTTAGAAAACCCCGAACTTATGAGGAGCATGTAGTTACATGATACCCGAACAGACCATAGACAGTGCAAATACAAGTGTAAACCAACTACCGTTTCTACACAAGAATGTTGCAGATAGCTTAAACGGTTATTTTGTATTAGACTACGGGTGTGGTAAATACAGCAAGGGGTTAGATTACTTAGAAGGAGTGTCTGATGGTTGTGTGGGTTACGATCCCTACAATCAGCCAGAAGAGGTCAATTATTGGGCCATGAAGTACTTAGGCGAGGGTAGCGTAGATATTGTTGTGTGCAGCAATGTTCTTAATGTAGTAAAAGAATATGATATAAGGGCAAGTATAATAGAGGACTGCTCTAAAGCCTCACTTAAGGCTTTCTTTTCTGTGTATGAAGGTGATAAAAAGAAGGTTGGAAGGCAAACTACTAAGGGTTGGCAAGAAAACAGACCTACACAAGATTACATACATGAGATAGAGGAATACTTTAGCTTTGTAGAAAGAAAAGGTAAAGTAATAACCGCATGGCCTTAATCAGTAGGATAACGGCTGATGACTTAAGGAAGTTACCTGACTCAGAGGTAGCTGATGTTTTGTCGTCCCTTTCCCCAGAGCAAGCTGAAGAACTTAAGTACGATTGGAAGTTTTGGGCTAGACCTGACCAATTAGAGCCTGATGGTAACTGGAATATCTGGGTAGCATTAGCTGGTCGTGGTTGGGGTAAGACTAGGGCTGGTGCTGAGTGGGTACGACACAGAATTATGAAGAATGATCGTATTGTACACTGTGTAGCACCAACTAAGGGTGATGTTCGTAGAGTTATGGTTGAAGGGTGACTCTGGACTAATGAATGTCTGTCATAAGAATGATAAGACGTACAGAGGAAAAGAGTTAGGCTACCCTACTTGGTCTCCCACTAATAATACAATGACATGGGCTAATGGCTCTAAGGCTGTTTTCTTCTCAGCAGAAGACCCTGAGAGACTTAGGGGACCACAGGCTTATTCGATGTGGGCAGATGAACTTTGTGCATGGAGAAACGCTCAAGAGACTTGGGACATGGCTCAGTTTGGGTTACGCTTAGGTAGACACCCAGTATCCTTTGTTACTACTACACCTAAAACTACTAAGCTAATACGGACTATTCTTGATGATGAAAAGACGGTTGTCTCTAGGGGCAGCACTTATGACAATTCTGCTAATCTCGCTGATACTTTTATCGACGCCATCAGGAAGACCTATGAAGGTACACGCCTTGGGAGGCAAGAGTTATATGCAGAAATACTTGACGAAGCGTCTGGTGCATTATGGTCAAGAGGTCTCCTAGCTAAGTGTGAAGTAGAGAAAGATCAGGTTCCAACTCTTAACCGTATTGTTGTCGCTATTGACCCGGCTATTACCTCTAACGCTGAAAGTGACATGACAGGTATTGTTGTAGCTGGTGTAGACGTTAATGGCGTTGCTTATGTCCTAGAGGATCATACTGGCAGATATACACCCCAACAGTGGGCATCCAAAGCTGTAGAGTTATATCATGAGCATTTAGCTGACCGAATTGTAGCTGAGAGAAACCAAGGTGGTGATATGGTAAGACATACACTGCATACAGAAGATGAAACACTGCCTGTAAGGTTAGTACATGCCTCAAGAGGTAAGATGGCTAGGGCAGAACCAGTTTCAGCATTATATGAACAAAACAGAGTTAAGCATGTAAGAGGATTGAACGACTTAGAGGATCAGATGGTACAGTGGGAACCTCTAGGTTCTATTGGGTCTCCTGACAGGTTAGATGCTCTAGTATGGGCTATCACTGATCTAAGTCTGAATGGTTACGCAAAGCCACAACTTAAACTAGCGTACTCTAGTGCCAAAGGGCTAATTTAATATGGCTACAAAGAAGCGACTATCAGAAGGTGCAGCTAAGAGTATTCTTGGTGTAGCTGGTGATAATACTCGTACTGGACAAATACGTGCAGATGAGTTTATACCTGAACTACGTGGTAAGAACGCTATTCGCAAGTATCGGGAGATGCGGGATAATGACAGTACTATTGGTGCGGTTATGTATGCTGCTGAACAAGTACTTAGAGATGTCAAACTTAAGGTGGAACCAGCCAATGATACTGAGGAAGCTAAACGTGAAGCTGACTTTGTGGAAAGTATCTTTGATGATATGGATCACAGTCTTGACGATCACATTGCAGAATCTTTATCGTCGTTGTCGTATGGCTTTGCTTGGTTTGAGGTCGTATATAAGCGAAGGGTTGGCCCAACTAAGAGATCGCCTAAGAAAAACAGTAAGTACACTGATGGACGCATGGGTGTCCGTAAGATTGCTTGCCGTGCGCCTTGGACAGTCTCTAGGTTTGATGTAGAACCCAAGAGCGGTGATGTATTAGGGATTTATCAGGACGTAGGTTATGGATCAGGAAAACACTATATTCCCACTACTAAGAGCCTTTACTATCGTACTACTGTTCTTAATGGTGATCCTAGTGGCCGCTCTATCCTCCGCAATGCTTATTCCTCATATGTCTATCTGAACAACTTACAGAGTATAGAGGCTATAGCTGTTGAACGTGAACTAGCTGGTATACCTGTTGCTCGTATTCCCTCTGAGTATTTGTCGTCTGACGCAAGTGCAGCGCAGAGTGGCTTCGTGGGCAATCTGCAACAAATCCTTCGTGACGTTAAGTTTAACGAACAAGGTTACATAATTACCCCAAGTGATACTTACCCTGATAAAGACGGATCACCTACCAATGTGCGTCTAGTAGATGTAGAGTTAATGTCAAGCAATGGTAAACGTAATATAGATATTGACCCCATTGTTAGGCGTTACCAACATGACATTGCCCGTTCTGTACTTTCTGAGTTTCTTATGCTCGGTGGGGGTAACAATGGATCATACGCACTCTCTAAAAGTAAGACTGACCTGTTCCTACGTGCCTTAGAAAGCTACATCCAAGCTATTGTCGATGTACTTAACAAGCAACTGGTGGAACGCCTATGGCAGCTTAACGGACTAAACTACGATCTTATGCCCTGTATCAAGGCTGGTGATGTTGCCCCACATGATCTACGTGAGATTGCAGCATTCCTTCGTAACCTTAACGGTGCAGATATTAACGTCAGCAATCATCCAGAGGTTATACAAGACCTTATGGATATAGCTGAACTGAACTATGACCCTGACACAGAGGTCACAACAGAAACTGACCTGCCCACCGAGGTAGAAGAAGATAACAAGGAAAATACATAATGGCTATTGTAACAGCATTAAGTAATGCTTTTAAACTAGAGTTGCTTAAAGGAAAACACGATCTGGATAATCATGAGATTAGGGTAGCCCTGATTAAAGAAAACCCGTCTGGTACTTATGATGCTACAACAGTAGCCTACTCCGAGTTAGGCACAGATCAAGCCTCTGGAACTGGTTATACTGGTACTTTTGACACAATTACTACTGGGGCAAGGGCACTCATTGCCTCTGATGACGTAGGGGGAACCAATACTCAGTACCCTAAAGTTGTTGGCACCACTGCTATATTAGACTTTGATGATGCAGTCTTTACTAACGTAACAGTACAAGCTGATGGTTGTATCCTTTATAATAAAGATGCTGATAGTGCAGCTAATGTCATTGCAGTGTTTGACTTTGGTGGTACAGTTAGTGCTACCGCTGGTGACTTTACTATTCAGTTCCCTGCCCCCGGAGCAACCACAAGTATCTTGCGCCTAGCCTAATCTAAGGACACCTGACAATGCCAAAGTTCTTCGACAGAGTTAAAATGAACCTGACCACTACAGGTACAGGTACAGTAACCTTTGGTTCTGTCGTCTCTGGCTTTCAGAGCCTTGCGGATGCCTCTGTTGTCAATGCTGACGTAGTAAAATATACCATAGAAAGTGGTACAAATTATGAGGTGGGAACTGGTACTATAGGTTTAACTGGTAGTACTTACACTATGGTTAGGTCTCCCAGTTCTTCCTCTGAATCTGATAACTCAGCTATCAGCTTAAATGTTGGTGCTGTATGCTTCTTAACTATGTTAGCAGAGGATGTAGTACAAACCACATCTGATTTAAGTGACGTATCTTCTGTAGTACCTAATGCAGATCAAGTATTGTCCTATAATTCCTCTACAAATCTTTGGACCCCATCTACCCCCTCTGGTGGTATTGCTAGTGCCTCAAGTTATGCTACCCTACCATCCTCTCCTAATGAAAAAGATATGGTTTGGGTGACAAGTGAAAAGCAACTCTACATATATGATGGTACGGAGTGGGACAGGTTCTACACAGATACAAACGCCACACCTGATTGGACAACAGAACCACCAGAAACTGAGGCTTTAGCACAAGACGGCACCGCAACGGTACAGACGGTTGTTGCATCTGATCCAGAGGGGTTTCCTATTGAATACTCGTATGACACTAACCCATCAAATCAGACACAGGCAACTATTAGTCAAAGCAACAATGTCTTTACTATAACGCCATCTACCTCAGAGTCTAATGAGGGAAGTTTTACTTTAAGGTATAGGGCATCAGACGGGATACACTCAACCTCTAGGTCTACATTATACAACCTTGCTTTCTACACCAACCCCGACCTTACTAATGCTACTTATGACAATGTTTCCTTCACCATGCAAGCTGGCAACGGTAGTATTTGGTTTAACACGGGTGGCACTAAATTGTACGGTTTTGGCTATACTGATGACAAAGTGAGCGAGTACGACCTATCTACTGCGTGGGATATATCTACAGCTTCTTATAATAATGTTAATTTTAGTATAGTTAGTCAAGAACCATCAGGTCGAGCGATGTGCTTTAGCGGAAACGGGAACCACTTTTACGTTGCGGGTAGTAGTAACGATGACCTTTTTCAGTACGATATGACAACCCCATTTGATGTAAGCACGGCGTCTTATTCTAATAAAGTCCTTCTTTCAGTTGGCGCAGTACCAAGTTCAGCAGCGTTTAACACGAATGGAACCAAAGTATATGTCTCAGATCAATCGTTTGACAGAGTATATCAGTGGGACTTAAGTACTGCGTATGATGTAAGCACAGCCTCTAATAAAGAGTACTTTACTGTAGAATCCCAAGAAAGTGCTCTTTACGGTTTTGCCTTTAATAATGATGGGTCTAAGCTGTATGCAACTGGCACTGGCTCTGACAGAGTTCACGAATACGATCTGAGCACCAATTTTGATGTAACCACAGCTAGTTATAACAATGTTAAAACTCCCACTTTAACGGGTGGGCCAATCAGTGTTTTCTTTAGAAATGATGGGTTAAAAATGTATACTCTCGTAGGTTCTGTTGTTTACCAATACAGTGTTGGCTAAGTGCTAGGTTTTGCCCCCATAGCAGCTACCACATTAGGCGGAGCAGGTACTCAAAGAGAGGTAGTGCCACAGGACATAACAGGGGTTCAAACTTCTGTAACTTTATCTACGGCAGTAACCCTATCTACTGACGCTAATATCTCTGATCAGGCTACTAGAAAACCTGAGACTGTTTACTTTTATGATCCAGACAATGACGGTATTGGGGTTGTAAAAAATAACGAAGGCAACTTCTACCATTGGACGAACGCTTTTATTCTGGGGATGCGTCCTCAGATTCCCTATAATCAGGAAAACGGAGATAGCAGAACATCAGGGCCTATCTGGGACGAGTCTGTAGCTGGTGATAAAGCACTATCTATACAGACTAAGTTTACCACTGAGTTTAACTCTGACCCAGTAGTATCTCAGTCCTCATGGGTTCCTTTAGTTAACGGTGACTACACTTACCCTTCCACCTATGAAAGTTCCCTTGGTTATGATGCTGTATCCAAACCTGTTACGGTAAACCTTAACCACTTACCCTCCGAGACTATAGTTAGCAATGCTGCTACTATTAGCACTATTGATGATCCCCTATTAGCCACTCTTACTTTTCCTGCTTCTGACCCTACACTCTTCAATGTTATTATAGGTCAAGTACGCACTATAAATACTTACGACCCGTCTGATACTGACACTTACTTTGGTGAAAGCCTTATTGATGGTCAGACAGGAACCTTCCTAAACTCTCTGGTTGGCGTAGATAAGTTTAGGGAGTTGCAAAGGGGCCATGAAGAAGATAAGGGCTTCTTTGGTACTCTTTCTTTAGCGGCGTCTGGTAACGATAAAACAGACGATACTATTCTGGCAGGACTGTGTAACTATAAATACATTATTCCTGATAGTGATTCTCAAGGAATGGTACTTGGGTTTAATAGTGCTATTAAGATACCTGCAACAGAAGAGTTGGTAGGCTTTGAAGTAACTCAGTCAGATAACTTAGGTATACAAGCTAATGTTACTGTATACTTCCCCGACTTTGACCTTGGGACTGTAGCACTACCTGACCCTCAATGGTATTTGAGTACGTCTAGGGTAGAAATTATAGCAGAGCCTAATCAACCTGCTAATGATGTAATATATCCTTACGCCTCTCGTTCACCTACTGCTGGACCTACACAGACAGACTTTGACTTTACGCTATCTCTTGGCGCTTTAGATGCTCCTATAGCTGTTGACCAACCTGTAGGGGGTTTTAACGCACCTCTAAGTTTGGGTACTACTACCCTCAAGACTATTAATGTTATACCTGTGGACTCTCAAGTTGTTACTTTAGAGTCAAACCTGTCTGGTATAGAGCCTCAACCTACAGAGATTATATATCCCTCTGACAGTATACTTATATCTGCAAGTTTGGGCAGTATTGCAACCCTAGCAACCTCAAATGCTACTTGCACAACTAGACTTGCCACCCTTGGCTTAGGCAACATAACTTTTGCTGCTAACGCTAATACTGCCCCAAGTGGGTTAGAGTCCACATCATCCGTAGGTAACATTACCTTTACTGTTGATTCTAACGTCTTTCCTAGTGGATTTGAATTAGTTGCTGGTGTAGGTATAGCTGGAATACCCGCCACTACAAAAATAACCACTGCTGGTTTTGTTACTGTCACTATGGGTATGGTTGGGGTAGGGGCTGGTAAGCTAATATCAGGGTTCTTAGTAGATGCTGAACTAGGAACTCCCACAGCTACGGGAATACAGTTCGACTTTGAGTCAATCAAACACCTGTACAACAGGGGTAGAAACGTACACGGTGGTTTTCCAGCTAACAGGATAGTTAACCCTTCCTTCACTTCGCCAAGGCACATTAAGCCTCCAAGAACTGCAAACAACCTAGCCGCATAAGAGGATAAGACATGAGCCTAGTTTGGCCTAACAAAGACCCAGACGAACTGCTAGACTATAGTATAGATTGGTCTGATATTGCCGCTGGGTTTGATATTAGCACAGTCACTTGGTCTGTGAGGTCTAACGCTAACCCCTCGGAGACTGTCTTAGCTGCTGGACACGACCTCACAACAGCAACCAGTAGTGCTATAATTGACAGTATACAGAATATACAACAAGCCTTGTCGGGCAAGGTCGCAATTATTTATATCGCTGGTGGAGTAGACGGTAGAGACTACACATTTATCTGCACTGTAACCACAAGTATATCCACAACTATCCAACGGGCTGTAATACTCCGTTGCAGGAGCGTATAATGGCAAAAGGTCTACAAGCAAAAGTAACAGCACACAACGCCAAGTCTAAGCATAAGGTAACGACCTCTATGTTACAGGCTGTGTATCGTCGTGGTATTGGTGCATATAAGACAAATCCTGGAAGTGTAAGACCTAATGTAAAGTCTCCTGAACAGTGGGCTATGGCTAGGGTAAACAGCTTCCTTCGGATTGTATCAGGCTCTAAATCTCCTAAGCACGACAAAGACCTCTTACCAGCTTCTCATGCTTCTAGCAGTAAGAAATCTGACGAAGAGGTAACAAAGGCGGAGTATCAGGGAGAGCAAGTTACCTTAAACAAACCTCGTCGCATTAAAGGTGGTAACAAGAAGTTTGAGGTATTCGTACAATCAGGTGGCAAGGTCAAGCGGGTAGCCTTTGGTGATCCTAATATGGAAATCAGACGCGATGACCCGAAAGCTAGGGCTAATTTCCGCTCTAGACACTCTTGCGACACTAAGAAAGATAAGACAACTGCTGGCTACTGGTCATGCAGAATGTGGGAAGGGGGAACCTCAGTGTCAGACCTCACAAAGACAAACATCGAAGGGCAGATACTCAAGGCAGACGATGAACAACGTCTAGTCTATGGGTGGGCTTCAGTAGTAACCGAAAAGGGTGAACCTGTGGTTGATAGGCAAGGAGATGTTATAGAACCAGAGACACTTGTAAAGGCCGTGAACAACTTCATGGAGAATATTCGTGTCGGTAAAGAAATGCACAAAGGGGATCAGATTGGGGCGGTTATCCACTCCATGCCTGTCACCAAAGAGATTGGTGAGTCCCTTGGCATCCAGAGTGACCGAGAGGGTTGGGTTGTAGCTTTTAAAGTCTACGATGATGACGTATGGGCTAGGGTCAAATCTGGTGAACTTGCGGCCTTCTCAATAGGTGGTCGTGCAATCAAGGAATCTTATGATGCCTAATTTACTTAAACAACTTGAGTTAGATGAACTGTCCTTGGTTGATCGTCCAGCTAACAAACAAGCAATGGTCTCTCTTTATAAAAGGGACAACTCCGAGGGAGAAACTATGGAGAACGAAGTAGAAAAAATGTCTGATGACATGAAAGCAAAGCTGAAGCCTTACATGGACAAAGGTATGTCCGAGGACGAAGCTATGAAAATGTATAACATGGACATGAAGAAAGAATATCAAGGTCCATTGGATGAGGTAGACACCATTAAAGCTGAACTAGACCTAGTTAAAGCAGAGGCTGACCGCCTTAGCAAAGCCCTAGAAGAAGCTGGTTACATCGTTAAAGCGGATGCCATTGAGAAAATGGTTGAGCCTGAGTATGTGACTTACGGTGAAGAACAAATCAACAAAGCTGATATTCCTGCGCCTATTCTTAAGGCTCTGGAAGAAGCAGAAGTTGCTAAAGCAGACGCTATCTTAGTTAAGAAAGCTGAAGCAGAACTTCCACACTTCGATCTTGAAGTAGCCAAATCATTGGTTAGCAAGTTTGAAGCTGAAGAAACAGTAATGCAAGCCCTCAAAGCTGCCGATAAGGTGTTTGAAGAAAGCATGACTGAACTGGGTAAATCTGATGCTGACGGTGAGTTTTCTACTGCCGCTGACAAACTTGACGCACTCGTAAAGTCCTACATGGACACCAACAAAATGAAAAAGAGCGAACATGCTTTGGCTTATGCTGCTGTAGCTAAGACCGATGAAGGCAAGGCTCTAATCACTAAATCCTATAAAGGGGAATAAACATGGCTGTTATGCAATCACGGGACACCCGTACTGTAATCGCAGGGGCAGACCTTTCTGCTGCTCAATTTAAATTTGTTAAACTAGACTCTGCTGCTGAAGCTGTTCTGGCTGGTGACGGTGAAAGTGCTTTTGGTGTTTGCCTAGTCGGTGCTGCTGAAGATAACGCTGCAACTGTAGTTGTTACAGGTAAGACTATGGTAAAAGCTGGTGGTACTGTTACCGCTGGTGGTGCTGTCGCATCTGACGCCGCTGGTCTGTGCGTAGACGCTGCTTCTACCGACATCGTTATGGGTTATGCAACTGAAGCTGGTGCTACTAACCAGATCATTGCTATCGAACTCATCCAAGGCGGCAACGCTGCTGCTTAAGTTAGCATAGAATAAGGAAGAACTATTATGCCACTATTAACTCCATCACAGGTGCATATCGACACCCCTCTGTCTAACTTGACACTGGCGTATGCACAATCACAAACTAACTTTGTCGCTGACAAGGTATTTCCAACAGTAGGTGTTGCTCGTCAGTCTGACAAGTACTACATCTATGACCGTGCCAACATGAACCGCACAGGTGACGTAAAGAAACTTGCGCCACGTACTGAGGTTAACCGTATTGGTATGACCATTTCTAACAGCAGCTACTTCGCTGATGTATACGGACTTGGTATGGACTTCGATGAGCAGACTATCGCTAACGAAGACGAAGTACTGAATATCCGTTCTGCTGGTGCTGAAACTCTGGCAATGCGCCTGATGATCCACCGCGAAGAGAACTTTGCTACAACATTCTTCTCTACAGGAATTTGGGGTACTGAGGTTGCTGGTGCTGCTTCTGGTGCAGGTACTCCTGTCTA